TCATTATCCTTGAACACCTCGGATCCGTAGACCGTGCCGAAGGGCAGGGGAGCGGTCCCGCCGGTCGCAACCAAGTTCGTCCACGCCAGCTTGGCTACGCCCAGGCGCGGATCGCATGCCTTCTGATCAAACCGGCAATTCAATCCGTCGCTCATCTCCCCCGGCTGCAGCTCGTGCGGCTCTCCGAGTTGGTTCACCCCTAAAAACTCTTCATCCCCATCCGGTAAGGAGGGGTCATCAAGTCCTAGATTGGTTCGGTAACGTCCCATGCTAGCCTGCTCTGAATTTCGCGCGCGCCAGCCGTATACGTCGCTTTGCCGATCGGCGCGCCACGGCCGTCACGCTCGTGTCGATCGGCATTCTTCCCAACGGCCAGCCATCGCTCGCCGGCACGCGAGCGGCCGGCTCGGTGGCCGGCCGCGCGGGTGTTTGGGAATTTTCCATTCTACTTCTTCGCCGTTGTCGCCGCCGCCGTGCCCAGGCCGTCGCGGATCCCGTCCCGCACCGCCCGCAGCGCCGCGCCCACGTAACTCTTGTCATCGAGCGCCACATTCTGTCCGTAGCGATAAAACGCGATGGACGCCAGGTTGATGGCAATGCGCGCCTCCCGGCCCTTCAGCTCTTTAACCGGCAAGGAATTCAGCACATTGCGAAACGCACCCGGATCCGTGCTGCCGGCGTCGACCAACGCATTCAAGCTCGCCAGCGCCGCCTCGAATTTCGGCCGCAATTCCGGATGCTCGAGCACCGCTTCCTGCGTCCCAATGTTCGCCGCCGTGTTCGCCCAGAAGGCGAGCTCGCCCGCGGCGTTGCCTCCCTGCAGGCCTGCGCAACCGGTCATGCACAATAAAACCCCCGCCATGAGCGAGGCCGTCCAAACGTTTAGATGTTTTTTCATAAATTTAGAGTTTCCCTTCCACGCGCCGCATGAACTCCGTGCAGCCGTCCAGCGCCTCCGTGTTCCGGTCCATGGACACCGTCATTTGCGTCACCGCCTTGTTGTATTCCGCCGTGATGCCTTCCACCTTCGCCGCCTGCTTTTCGTTCCACGTCAGCATGTAACGCACGACCCACACCAAAAAAGCGACGAGCAGCACGATGGCAACGATCATCAAGTATCGGTCACTCTTGCCCGCCAGCGCCTCTGCCACCTGCGTTACCGCTTCGACTTCTGCCGCTCCAAGGATGTTGTTCATACGTCGTTCACTTCAGTAACTCACTCCGCGCCGCGCCAGCCAGGCTCGACACGCCAGCTCAAACAACCGATCCACCCGCCGGACCTCCGCCTCTTCCTGCGCGCTCATTGCGTGATGTCGATCTTGGTCCGCACGAAACGGCGCGGACCGTCCGCCGCCATGCTGAAAATAAAATTCGTCTCATCCTGCCACGGCCCCTCCGGACTCAGCGCCGACTGCAACGTGTTCGTCGTCACGATCCGCAGCACCGGCGCGGCCGGGTTCGGCATCCCGGACACCTCGTTGGAGAAATCACTTTCCTGTCCTCCGCCGGCCACCGATACCACCGCGAAGTAATACACCGTGCCCGACTGCAACCCGCTCACGCGGTTAGTCCCCGCGCTCGGATAATTCGTCGTCACGATCGTGTACGCGCGCGAATTCGTGCCGGCATACACGCGATAGCCGGCGACGCCTGGCACCGGATCCCACGCCAACCGAATATCCGCCGCCACGAGGGCGACGGCCGACGATAGAAGTACAATGATCGTTTTCATGTGAATGATTCGTAGGCCAGTCCGTTGCTGCCGTTCCAAATGGCCGCCACTTCCGACGCATTGAGCGGCCGGTTATAAAGTGCGACTTCGTCGATCAAGCCGTTCCAGAACCGGTTCAGGCTTTCAAAATCTCCGATGCGCAGCTCCGCCGTGCTGTTTTGGAGTGACGCAGCCCACGTCCCTGTCTTCCCAGTTGGCGCAAGTAATACGTTGTCTTGATACACCTTGACCCGGTCGGCCTCCGCCAACGTTCCGTCATACACGAGCACCGCGTGATACCAGTTACCATTCACCAGCGGCGCGCTGTCGTAGGTGGCGAAATTGTTGCCGTCGTCGCCGATCACGTCCGCGATGAACACTCGAAAGCCGCCCGACGACTGCACCGTGGGCGAAGTCTGAAACACCCAGGAGCATTGATTGCCCCCATGGTTGAACTTCGAGATGATCGCCATGTTGTTGATGGCTGTGTTCATCAGGATCCACGCCGACACTGAAAACCCCGTCGTAAAGTCGAAGTCCGCGTGGTCCGCCGCTGAAAGGTATTCGCCACTCGGAGCGCCAAAGGAGGCCGCCACGGCGTCGCTGCCGTGGTGCCCGGTGGCATTGCTCACCGTGTTGTTGTCCGTCAGTGGGTGCGCCCCGTGCGAGTCCGCCCGTTCGCCGCTCGCCTCGCCCAGGGTCCAGTAGCTCACCAAGCCGTTCAGCAACGCCACCGTCTCGCCCGCGTCCCGGTTCACCGTGTGCAGCACAGCGGCTCTGTCCACTCGGCCGCCCAGGATCCGCGTCGCGCGCGCTGTTGGTTTTATCGTGATCAACACTTTTATGGTTCGATGTAGATGAGCCCGCGCACCGTCACCCCTGCCGGGTTCGTCACCCAGGTCGGGCACACCACCTTGCCCGCCACAAAATCGCCGGCGTTCACCGGCGTGTTCGGCGTCGCGCTAAACGCCCGATGCACCGCGTCCCACGTCGTGTTCACCAGCCCAACGTCCGTGGTGTCGTTGATCCGCAGGAAATGCTGCACGTTCTCGTTGCTCGCCAGCGTCGTCACGATCCGCAGCACGTAGTCCACGCGCTTGATAACGCCCGCTTTCGGAATCGCGATGGCGGCCGCGTTATAGCTCGGCGCGGTGCCGCTTAATTCCATCCCAAACACAAACGTGGCCGCGTCCAGCGGCGTGTAGGCCGCGCCCGTCCAGATCGGGAGCGTGTATCCGCTCAGTTTGGTGATGGTTCTCAGCATCGGGCAGCCTTCAGAAAAACAGAATCACAGCGCCGTCCGCATTCGTCGCCACGTCGATATACCATTGCGCCGCGTTCAACCGCGTCCCGGTCGGTGCGGGCAGCCCCACTTCGCCGTCGCTCCCAATCACAAACGGCTGCGTGTCGTTCGCGCTGTTCGGCCCGATCCACACGTTGCCCGTGTTCGGCGTCCGCACCGCGTTGCGCCCGAGGAACGTCGCCGCGCGAAACCAAATCTCGCCCACGGCCACAATCGTCCCGGTCCCATTCGCATACGCCGTCTCGCGCGCCGGCATGGTGAACGTGAACGTCGTGGTGCTCGGCACCGTCTCGATCGTGAACGTCTTGTTGTATTCCGTTTCGTTCGCGCCGGAGATGGTCACCTGGTCGCCCACAATGAACTCGTGCGCCACGCCCGTCGTCACGGTCACCACCCGCGTAGCCACAACCACGGCCAGGCTGCTCACCGCCCGCTGCGTCAATCGTTCCGGCGTCGCGGATGACGCCACCGTCTTGACGAACTGCCGCGCCGCCGCCGGCGTCAGCCCCATCAGTTCCGCTGCGATATTCGTGTTAAACATTTTGTTCTCTTTCTCGGTAGGACGGCGCGCCGCGACGTCCGGTCTTTAGTTCCTTCCCACGACATTCATTTGGCGGCTTTGTCCCTGCAGCAGCTCGATCTTCCGGATCTCGCTCCGCAACAACTCCCGCGCGCGCGCCAGCTCGACGCCGTGCTTCTCGGTCTGTCCATCGGTCCGCAGCATGTCGGCATAGGCCGCTTGCGGCACCGCGTCCCGCAGCACGTACGGAATTTCAATGCGCTGCCACCACGCGGTGTCTGTGACCACATGGTTCAAATTCCCCGCCTGCAAACTCGTGAAATAATCCCCCTCGGTATCGTCATACACCCGCGCCGCCAGCCCGTAGGTCGTGGCCAGGCTGTGCTGCGCTGGCGTCACGGTCGCGGTCCAACTCGGCACGCACAGACGAAATTCAATCCACACCAGTGGCAGCTCGCCGCGCACGATCACGCCCAGCGTGGTCAAATCGAATTTGATCCGGCAGAGCTGAAACCTCTCATAGACATTCGGATCCTTGTCCCACACATCGCGCACCTCGCCGATCGGCGTTTTCACCACCGCCGCCAGCGTTTGCTCATAGTCGATGTCCCGCACAAACGGCGTCAGGATCCCGAACTTGGTCGCGTCGAAGCTCGCGCCGGCCGTGTGCGCGGTGTGGCACTGGTAATAGCGCTGGTCATCCGGGTTCTTGGTCTTCTGCCCCACGATGAACACCACGCCCGTGTTCCATTCCTTGTCCTCGGAATACTCCGCCTTGCTCTCGGCCCAGTGCGCGCTGTTCTCGGTCAACGCCGTGCCCGTCGCCGGCGCGTTGCCCAGGTTCGCGCTGTGCAAACTCTGGTAGTATTTCCGCGCGCGCGGATAGTAGACCTCGACGGCCGTCGTCGCAGTGGGTGCGGCGTAGCTGGTCCCGGTCGCCCAGTCTGCGCGAAATTGCCGTTGCTCGGCCGGCGTGATTTCCGGAAACCAAAACGTTCCCCAAAACTCGCCTGCGCGCTGATTGATAAACACGTTCAGCGAGCCCGCGTCGTCCGGAGTTGGCACACTCTCGCCGGTCCAGAGCTGGCTCGCGCTCTGCAAAATCGTTTTGTAACTAACGCGTCGCATTAGACAAAGATCGCGGGAGCCAGGTCCGGATTGTCCCGCTTCAAACTCTTGAGGTTGCTGTCATCGTCCCAAAAATGTTCGTCCTGCTCCCGCCAGCGAAAAAATTCCCGGGCGGGGACCATTGCCTTGCATTCCCATTCGGAATCGCCCTTGGGCTTCACCCGCGAGGCCTTCCGGCTCACCGCACGCTGCCGCCGCACGCTCAGCGCCTTTTCCCGTCGCAAGTATTCGTGCAGATACCCGCCCTCCCGCAGCTCGCTCCACATCCACTCGTCCCAGCGCACCACCTCGGTGAGTTTCGGAATGAAGATATGCGGCACGGCCTGCGAGTTGGGATTGCGGCACGGCGTCCCGTTAGGATCGAGGACCGCCCCTTTCGGAGCGGTCCTCTTGTTGTGTCCAAACGTTTGCACCGTTGGTGGACTACAGTTGTGCTTGGCCGAACAGCTCGCTATAGCGCTGGATGCGCATGCCGATCGCGAGCTCGCCCGCGGTGAACGTCGCGAGGGCCCCATCGGCATCGGTGATGTCGAAGTTGGCCTGCAACGTTTTACCGCCGGTCGGCACCGCGTAGGGCACACCCGCCGCCACCGGCACATAGGCCGTTTTGGCTGCGGTGGCCACGCCGGCCGCCATGAGTGCGCTGTTGCCGATGAACTGGGTCAACGCACCGTTCACGCCCAGCGTCACGTTCAAGCCCGCGTCCGCGCTCGGCTGCGGGGTAAACGGCACGAGGATTTGCATGAAGCAGTCGTACGACACGATGTCGCCGAACTCGACCGCGTCCAAGTCTTCCACCTCGTCGGTGGCGACCGTGGCTTGCGTCAGGTCCGCGTGAGTGATGACCCACAGGTCTGTCAGGCCGGCGAGGACCGCGCTCTGCGCGCCTCGCAATTTGTAATGTCTCATTTCGTCTAGTTCTTTCTTGGTTGCTGAGTTGTGCGGCCTGTTAGTTCAACGTGTTGACGATGAACCCGTTACCGCGCGGCTCGGAGCAGAAGAGCCCGCCGATCGCTTTCACATAGCCGTCCTGGCCGCCGGCGTCCTCGTCGCCATCCTTGGCGTGCAGCTCGTCGAGGAAGAGCAGCTCCCACAACGGCCGGTTCACCAGCATGATCGCCTTCGGATTGCCGTCGCCGGCGGCGTCGATGTTCACGAACTCGCTCGGGATCAGGTTCACCCGCGCGAAGCTCGAGCTGAACACTTTCACCATCAGCGTGATTTCGTGACGGTCCGCGCTCTCGCTCACGCGATACCGCGAATACGTCGACTCCGGGCCGGTCCGCGTGAAAATGTCCGCGTTCTCCTGGTAGTCGTTCCCACAGATGCCATCGAGGGTCGGCCGGCCGCCCACGCGGCTCTTGATCGCCTTCAAGACACCGTTGAGGCTGTTCGCGCCGGACTCGACGAGGTTGGCCTGGCCCGTCAGGCGTTGGGTCGCCGGGCACAGGAAGTCGTCCGGAATCTGTGGCGTCTGCGTCGCCGCGAGCCACTTGAAGAATCCCCGGCTCTTCATCTCGTCATCGCTGCCGCCCTGGCCGTCCTGGCCGCCGCAATTGGTCGCTTCGATGTCGCGCTTGATTTCGCGCACCGTCTTGGCCTTCGACGTGCCGTATTCGTCCGCGGTGAACGCGTTGCCGCCGTTCTCGCTGATGAGCTGCTGCACGTCGGTCACGCCGAACGGCTCGAGCCAGCGATGCAGGTAGCTGCCGAAGCGCGCACGCTTCAATGCTTTGTTGCCGCCTTTCGCACCGCTCGCGCCTTCGCGCGTGCCGCTCGTGCGGGGTTTGCGCAGCCGGTCCGCGCCCTTTTCAACCAGCGTCGATTTCGGCGCGGGCCCCTTCTTGATGGTCGAGGTGAACGGAGTTTCCTCCGGCTCGAGGATCGTCAACGGCCCTCGAAGGTCCTCGCGATTACCGCCCACTGTTCCGGGCAAATAACTGCTTACATTCATGTTCGTTCTTTTCTGTTTCCGCCACGCTCGGTGGCTTTTACGCAGGCTGTAACCGCGCCTGCTTTTTCCGGGAGAACAGGTTTGCTAAATCTTCGGTGCTGCCGCTTTTCGCGAAGTCCTTTTCCGCGTCCTGCACCGCTTTCTGCTTCGCGTCTACACGCGTTGCTCCCGCGGCCGGCCGTGTCACAACATTGGGTGGTTCCGTCGATCCCTTGGGCCTTGTCATCGGCGCGCCCAATGCACGCACGCCCGGTTTCCCGTTCGTGCCATTGGTTTTCGCGACTTTGGCCAGGCGTGCAGCGCGGCCGGCAATCGCGTCCGCAATCCACAGCTTGTAATCTGGGAATTGCTTCAGCGCCGGCGCGGCCATCTGGATCGTTTGGCGATACTCGACGGCCTGCGGCGTTTCGGAGTCCTCGTCCGCGAGTTCTGCATACGCGCGCTCGAATTCCTTCTGCGCCGTGGTCTGCTCTTTCGCGTACGCGGCTTGCACTGCCTGCTTGCGCGCGGCTTTCGCCGTGAGCAACTCGGTCCGCTGATACTCAGCATTGCGCCGGATCTTGCGGGCCTCGGCCGCGGTGAATTCGCGCTTGTTGCCCTTCTCGTCGGTGTACTCGCCCCCTTCCGGGTTTTCATCCACCCACGTCAACGCGTTTTCCAACACCGCCAGGTTGCTCTCGAGCTGCGCCAGCACTTGATCGCCACTCGGCCGCTGTTCCGTCTCGCCATTTGCCGGCGCATTCGCACCCGCTTCGGCTTCACGTAAACGCGCGGTCAACTTGTCGATCCGCTTCGCCGCTTTTCGGAGTTTCTTTTCCAACTCCTTGGCGGTGGCCGGCTGTTCCTCGCCTTCGTCTTCGCCTTCGGTTTCCGATCCTTCGCCCTCGCCCTCTTGGCCTTCCTCGCCCTGGGTCGTCTCGGTCCCTTCACCCTCTGTTTCATTTGCTTCGCTCGTGGCTTCCACTTCGGTTTCCGTCTCGGGCTGTTCTTCTTCACCCTGGACAGGTTCCTCCTCTGTGGTTTCCACCTCTGCGGCTGCTTGAGCTGTCGCACCTTTGTTTCCCTTCCCACCTTTCCCACCAGTGGCCGCTGTGGTCGCAGCAGCACGTTTGGTTGTGAATCCTGCGGCTAAATCCGCGAGACTCATGTTGTCACTCTCCGGTTCTGCGACGACTCGGCCCGACTTAGTTACAGGCTTGCCGTTGCTCGCCGCCGCGCCGGCTTCAGGAGCAGGCGCGGCAGCAGTGGAGGTGTTGGGTGTATTAGTGGCTTGGGTTTTCATGGGTGCATTTCCTCGTCCGCTACATTTTTAAGCGTCCGTATGGTTTGTTGCTCACACCCGCGCTCTTACTGCGCAGCAGCGCAACCGTGCAAGACCCCCTGTCCCAAACCCGACCGAACCCGACCGAACCCGACCAACTTTCCTTTGATCACGTACAAAAGAATGCGGCGCGCTGGAGGTTGCTTTAGCCGCTCAGCGCGCCGCTCTCGTCCGGTGGGGTGACGCTAAACACGTTGCACTCTGACCACCCGGCCGCGGGCAGGTTTTCACTTTAGGCGGGACCCGCCGGCCTTCTGCACCGCACGAAAAATTCTATCCGCCCTTTCGATACTCGCCCCAATTGGCCGGCAGTATTCGCTGCACTGGCATCAATCGCATGGTGGCTTCGACTGTGCCCCTAATGTCGATGACTGGCCCGACGAGCTTTTGCTCGTCCTCACTCAAACGCCGGCGCACGTGATACGCCTTGCCGCTCCATTCATGCCATTCGCCCAGGCCCGCGTCTCCAACTCCGGCCAACTCGTCGACCACCGTCGCTTTCAAGCGGCGCTCCGGAGCATGGGCTGCACTGGCGTGCCACACGGGCCCGCCGAAATTCATCTCCAGTCACTCGTAACCCGAGTTCACGGTCAGCACGATCGTGATTCCACTCGGTAACAGTCGGGCAAACTTGGGCTGTAACGTTTCGCCGGCGAGCCGGCAATGATTCTCGATCGCTCTTCGTTGGTGCGGGTTCATCGCTGCCCCTTCCGTTGCCGGCGCACCCGTCGCAGCTCCCGCGTCGCCCAGGCAAACCACAGCACACTGGCGAGCGTTCCGAGAATTAGAAAAACCTTCATCGGCTTTTCGGCAATTTGCCCTCGCGTTTGCGTGCTGCTATGTCCTGCAGCAGGATCCGGCGGTAACGCATGAGGACCTTATGTCTTTCAGCTTCAATGCGCTCCTCCTCTGTGGGTTGGCGCACCTGGTCCGCCTCCTCAAACACCAGAATCGCGCCACAATTAAAGCACAGGGTTACGTCGCCCGGATCAGGCCTCAACGATGGATCCTGTAATCCGGCCGCGCGGTCCACTTGATAGAAACATTCGGGGCACTCCGCCTTTGCTGTCACATGACTTTCCATAGGGTGACAATAGAATCAGACACTCCAAAAATCTTGTCAAAGCCAAAAAAGAGCGGCGAGGTGAGTTCCACGTCGACCCCGCCGCTCTCCCGTATGGCTACGTCCCTTTGTGGCCAAGTGCAAAGCGCGAGGACCCCCTTACGTACTGGCCGTAGTCATCGGTTACGGCTTCCACGTCTGCGGACGTTACCGTCTCGCAAGTCCCCGCGCTTAAATTCGGTCTTTTGGGGCAATCATTGTCCATGTGCGCCCAGCACTTCGTTTTGCAACTGAACGTCGCGCCACAACGGGAACAGGTGTGCCGTTTGCAATTCTTCATCTCCCGCTGCTCCGTGGTCATGTATCGCGACGGCATCGGGCTAATCCTCCTGGGGCTTCTGCATCCCGCCCGTGACGCGCGCGACGGCATAAAATGCCCGCGTCGCTTCAATCGTGTCGTCGAGCGCATTCACGCTGCCCATGCCATGGGCGAGCACACCGTGATGCGTGGCGAACTTCTGCGCGCTCGCCGATTTCACGTAGCTTTCCCGGCGCATCCACAGAAAGGCCAGGACCGCCGCAAACCGCGGATCCATCGCCAGCAATCGCAGCGTGGCCGCCATCTCCTGCGGATCCATCGTTTTCGCCTCCGCCATCGCGCGCGCATACGTCCCCCGCGGCGGCGCGGCCGCAGCTCTCTCCTCTGCCACGGCCGCGGCCGGCGTTTCCTTTTGCGCGTTTACGCGCGTCGTATTCCGTTTGCTCTTCATGCAAATTCGTCCAAACGTTTACACTCAACTCATGCTCTGCCCGCCCAGGACTCCGATGCGCGCATTCTCCTTTTGCTCGAGCTGGTGGCTCAACTGTTTCACGCGCGTGTCGACGAGCTCCTTGAACGTCTCGTCCTGCTGGTATTGCTGCTGCAGTTTCGGGCTGTTCATCAGTCGTTGCTGCAAGCGCTGCAGGCGCATTTGATACGCCTGGCCCGGCTTGATGTTCGTGCCGATCCCTGTCGCCATGCGCGACAGCACGCTGTCCTCGTCCTCGAGCTCGGCCTGCGCGGCCTCCTGCGCCGGGCGCAACACCCGCTCTCCCATGTTCGGGTCGATCAAATCAAAGCCCAGTTCCAACACCGCGTCGCGGTCGATGCGTCCGGTCACGTCCCACTGCAGCGCCTTCTCGATGTAATCCAGCTTGGCCTTTACCTGTTCCGGATTCAGGTCGCCCACGCTGTAACCCACGGCCACGTCGAATTGGCCCTGGATTTCCTCGCGTGTGGCTCGGATGCTCTTCGCCTTGCTCGATCCCACCACCCGATAATAAAAATTCTCGGGCATGTATTGCTGCATCAACTTCAGGATCTGCGTGTCCGCCTCGCCCACGTTCCCCATGAAATTGTCCGCCTGGTCCTGCCCCATGATCTGCGACTCGACAACGTTCTCCTCGTCCACCGGCCGGCCCACGTAACGCGCCGCGAAACGCCCCACGAACTGTTGCACCTCGGCGCTGCCCGGATCGTACTTTGGCGTCGCCATAAACCCGTAATCATCCGGCCGCATCGTCGGCACTTTCACGCCCGGGCCCCAGTTCTCCGGTGCCAGGCCTTCCGGATGATAGAACGGCGGCAACGTCGCGATGCTCGAGCGGTCAATGCGCCCGTCCCATTCCGCTTTGATATGCTGCTGGTGCGTGTGCAGGCATTCGCCCACGCCGCGCGAATCATCGAGGCCTCGGCTCAGCGTCTCGCGCTCGAACAGCGTAAACGGATTTTCGCCATGGTCATAATCGAGCAGCGCGTGATAGGCGTAGCTCTCGGTCATGAACGGCGAATAACAGGTGTAATACAAACCGGGCACGCCCTCCGCGTCATGTCGGCGTCGGTAGCCGTGCACCACCGCAAACAACTTGTCCGTGTTCAGTGTGCCCTGGCCCGTCGATCGCAGCAGATTGGCGCGCAACACCTGGCCGTGGAAATTCATCGGCACCTTGCCGCGCTGGAACTCGATCATTTCCTCAACCCAGCCCGGGCTCCAGTCCGATCCCGTGATGCGCTCGCGCAAGTCCGTTTCCGTCAGCAGCTCCAACCGGTCGATCGTGCGCGCGTCGCGAATGTCCATCGCTTCCGGCGCGATGAACAAATCCTCATTCAACGCAAAGGCGGTCATGACCGGCCGATTCCGCACCACATACGGCCGTGGAAAACGCGCCGTCCCGGTCGTGCGCAAATCGCGGACCGCCTTGGTCAATCGTTCCTTCGTCACGTCCGGATAAAACTTGTGCGCGATGGCGACCGCGCGCTTCTCCTGGTTCGGCCTCAGGATCAGCTCCGGCAATTCCATGAGCTCGTCCGGTTCCATGCCCGGCGGCAACCCGTCGATCTGCCCCTGCTGGACTTCCATCGCCGCCCCCTGGATCGTCTCGAGGTCGATCGTTTCGTAACCCAGTTGCCGCTTCTTTTCCCAGCACACGCCCAGCGCGGCCGCCCCGCGCTCGAGCATGTAATTGCAGAGCAACCGCATTTCCCGGCGCGCCTCGCGCATCTGCGTGTACTTCATCCAGCGCAACACCTGCGTCATTCGGTTGGCAAAATTGTGGTCGTTTGCTTCCGTCCCGCTCACGAGAATTTTCATGCGCCGCCACACCACCATGAGCTTGGCCACGTCCTCGTTGATATACATGTCGACCAACGGCACGCGCGCGTCGCTCGCGCCCTTCCATGGAAAAATCTCCTGCCCCTTGTAGGCCGCCCACTTCCGGCCGTCCGACGATTGATTGGGCCAAATGCACCGGCGCGTGTTGTAATTGATCCGGTTGCGCGTGAAATAATTCGAGTCCCGCTTCTCCACCGCCCACTCGAATTCCTCCTTCAACAAATTAATGTCCGGTTCCGCCGTCGCGTTCTCCCGATACTTCGGATGCCGTTCTCGCATGAGCGCCGTTTACACCAAAACCAAATAGTGGCACCACACGCAGTGTGCCGAACCCGACCGAACCCGACCGAACCCGACCAACTTTCCTTTGATCACCACGGCAACCACTTCCGCTCCTTCTGCACAATGACGAGCGTGGTCGATTTCGATTCCTGCGGTTCAAGGTAGGCCGTGCAGCCGGCAATCTCATTCAACCGGTTCACGTCGAAAGCCGGCCCGGCCTTGAATGTCTCGATCACTTGCTCCATCAACGCCGCGCGAAATTCCGGCGACATCGTGTCGTAATGCACGCAATGCAACAGACGCCACGCCGCATACGTTTCCGGCGGCACGAGCACGCCCGAGGCCTTCACCAGCGAGTCGATCGTGCAGATGTCGAAATAGTTTTGCGTGAACATCTTTTTCAACGCGAGCACCGCCGCTGCCTGTGTGAATGTATTCATAGCTTAAAGCCCGCAATCCGCGCCGCGTCCGACTTGTAAAACCGGCGCCGCCCGTCCTGCCGCGCCATCCACACCTTCAACTCCTTGCTCTTCACCAACTGCCCCACGTTCTCTTTGCTCAACCCCGTGACTTCACGAAACACACTCAACGTGAGCAACCCCGGCAAATTGTTGAACTCCGTCTGCGTCATCGCTCCAGTTGCTTTCCGAGTGTGATCGCCGCTTTCGCCAGCGCCAGTTTCAGACTGTCCCCTGTCTCGCTCACGACCCGCTCGCCCTTCGCAAAACTCACCCGATAGTTTCCCCCTGTGGCCGTCGCGCTAGCGACCCAGCCCTCGTCCTTGGCTTGCAAACAAATGTTGCCGATCCGCTTCACCTCCAGCCGCATCTTCTCGTCTTGGCTCAACTCGTGGCCTTGCACCCCGCCCCACTCGTCGCGGATCTCTCGCCCCAGCAAATCGTTCATGCGCTGCTGCGCGGCGCGCATTTGGTCCATGTTAAACGAACTGCCTCCGCTACTCGTATACTGTGCGCCTTTCAGGAAATCGTCGTAGAAGTTCATTTCAGTATGCTCCGCCGCCGCTGGTCTTGACCGTGCCCGGCGCGATGTAGCGCAACTCCTCCAGCGCCATGTAACGCAACAGGTCCGCGAAATCCTTGCATGCCCCATCCTCGCCGCCCTGGTTCGTGTAATTCGTCATGGCCCAAATCACTTGGTTACAGCGCCGGCTGACGAACAGCCGCGGCGTGTTCATGATCGCGTCCATCGGCTCGTTCTTATTCCAGTCGAGCAAACTCGTCACCGCCTGCAGGCCTGTCTCGATGTGAAACCCTTTCGCCGGCAGCACCCGCATGCGCGGAATAATTTCGCCGGTCTTCTTGTCCACCCCTTCCTTGGCGAATTCCCGGATCGCATCGGTGCCTCCCTCGCGCGAGGTCTTCTGGTCCCGGCCGGCGCGCGGGTCGATAAACCGCGCGTGCACCCGCTCGCGCAATTGCTCGAGGTCCTCCTGGCCCCACGCCTCCCGGATCCGCGCGCGGTGGTGCGGATCCGTCACGCGCTGCTCGAGCAACAAATCAAACTTGATCGGCCACTCGCCCGCTTCGGTCACGGCCTTGGCCTCGATCACAATTTCAGAGGGCACGATGATCCGCTCCTCCTGCAGCCAAAGCTGCTTATACCGATCGTAACCAAAACCCAGCGAACGCTGCGCGCGCCCGGCGCGGCCGTCCGGATTCCCGTTGTTCCCTTGCGTGCCAGGATCCGGCTCCGCCCACGGTCCGAAGCGCCGCTCGTCCGGCCAATCGCGATAAATAAAAATCTTCGCCGGACTGCCCGGTGCCACGCGCACCCAAATGATCGACCAATTCCGCGCGCCGGCCGGATCCGTGAGCATGTAGTTGGTCCCCTCCGCCGGCAGCTCGTTGTCTTCGACGACGTTCCAACCGCCGAACAGCGGCCACGCCTTTTGCCGCGCGTCCTCGCTCCAGCCGTAGGCATTCTCCGCCACATAAGGAAACGCTTTGCCTTCGCACCGCTTGCGCACCTCCGGCCAGCTATTGCCGAACACATTCAGGTCCGTGTGGAAATACATCGCGCGCCATCCCTTGCGCGTGCAGGCCTGAATGTATGGCATCTCGCCGGGCGGACAGTCCGGCACCAGCTTCTGGTTCGGCGGAAACAACACTGCTCTCCGGCTCTTGATCGTCTTCGGTGCGCCCAGCACTTCCTTCACTGCCAGCGTGATGCCTTCCATGGTGGAGAACGTCCACAACACTTTTGCCGATCGCGTCGAGCAACGCATCTCGGCCGTTTCGACCCAGGGCAGGGGAGCGTCCTCGTCCAGCCAACACCCGATGTTGTGCAGCCATGGGCAGGCCGCCATTTTCGCGAGCTGCTCATCTTTCAAATACGCGCCCAGTTCCCATCCCTGGTATTGCTTCGGATCGCTTTTGAACGTCAGAAAATAAATCTCCGTCATGTTGGGCAGCACCAGCACCCCTTCGGTAAACCCGCCGTCGAGCGAATAATTCACCTTGGCAAAACCGTGCCGCGCTTTCCCGTTCAACGCGCGCACGTGTGCCGGCAGGTATTTCCACACGAGCGCTTGTTGCGTCGCTTTGCTCGTCGTCTCGTTCGCCTGAATCGCCCACATCTTCATGCGCGGGAATGCCATTGCGGCCTGCACGAAACGTTTACCGGCCCACTCGCTCTTGCTCGCGCGCTTCCCGCCGGCGTCATACAACCCGATTTCGCATTTGCGCAGCTCGCCGTCCGCGTCGACCCAGTGCGCCAGCTCAAACCCGTAATAATACGGCTCCCCCTCGGGCGGGGCCTCGGCCTGGTCCAGTCGCAGCTTTCGCTTCTTCCACCACTTCGCGTATTGCTCCCGCTCCTCCGCGGTCCCGTTCACCACGATTTGCGCGTAGAGCTCCTCTGCCTCGGCCGGCGTGTGCGGTGGCAGGATCGGATGCGCCACCGGAAAGAAAGGCCGCTTCTCCACCTGCGGCACCACCACCTGGCTTTCACCCTCGTCAATCAGTGTCGTCGTCTCGATCATCGTCAGTAAATTCGCCCGCGTCTCTCGAAGCCTTGCAGCACGTCCAACTCTCGTTTCTCAGGCGGCACAAATGGCATCGCCAGCGCCTCGTAAATGTCACCCTCTACCAGCGTGAGCAGCGTGTGGCCGTCCTTCGTCAGCCCCTTGTATGGATTCCAGTGCAACCCCATCCCCTGCGCACGCTGTGCAATCCACACGTTATGTTCCTTCGATCCGGTCCGGCACATCACCATGGTGCCCCACGTCGCCGGCGTCGCGCAAAACACGTCGAGGTCACACTTTGCCAGTGCCAACAAAAAGTTCTCGGCGTCCTCCTTCGGTTCCACACCTCCGCGCCACTCAGGTTTCCCTTCCTTCTTCCAATCCCCTGCGCGAACATATCGGACCAACTCTGTTCGCAACACGTTCTCGGCCGGGCCCGTGGCCACACCCAGCAAATCCGTCGGCGCTTGACCGCGCTTCGGGATCACTACTAGGTCAATGTCATTACACATCGGCCGCATTCGCCGCACCGACCCGCAGATTAACAACGTCTCACAAAACGGGCTCAGCCATGCCACGATCTTTGCCGCGTAATCCACCGCCCGTGTCAATTCCATCGGCTCACTCATATCTGGAAATCCACCACCACCTGCGGGAACAAATGTTTCAACCATTCATCTCCGGCCCATTTCCGGATCCGATCCTCGTCGAACACATCCGAAAACTTCCCGCCCGCCACCTCGCCGCACTCGGCACAAACCAACTTCACCGCCGTCCCACCCGGCAACGGCCACGTCTCAATTTTCGCTTCACACATGGGTCTAAACGTTTGGACTCTTCTTTGTGGCCGGCGCGCTAGCGCCCCACCGGTCGAGCCAGTTCGTCGCCGCGTCGTAATACTTCGTCCGGAACTGCAGCGTCTTGTGATCGAAATAAAAACGGCGGCAGGAATTCTGTCGCGTCCCATCCAGTCGTTGCTTGCGCAACGTGATTTGCGTATCCCAACCGCTCGCGCTCTGGTTCAGTTTGTCGAGTTCCTTGAAATCCTCGTCGATCGCCTTCTTGTTCGGCTCCGGCATGTCCTGCTCGCTTTCGATCCGCGCCCAAATCTGCGCGACCTTCTCCCCCTTCTTATCGTTCTTTTCCACCTGCCACACGTTCCACGCATTGGCCGACAGCAACTTGCTCCCGCGAATTTTCAGCTTCCCCTTCCCGTCCCCCTTGTTCTCGTGCAGCACGAAAAACAGGTGCGTGCCAAACCGCGCCGCGTGCGTCGCGAAACTCCCGGCGCAAAACGCCTGCTGCGCATAATCATCGTCGGCGATGCCCAGGCGCATCATGTTGTCGACAATTTCAATGCGGCTCTTCTCCTTTTCCGCCGCGTAGCGCAACGTGTCGAGCAAGTCCATATAACTGCCGATGCCTTGGAAATCGTAAAAGAGAAATTTCCGGTTCAACCACGCGAACGCCGCGCGCCACTTCTTCCGGCCCGCCTCGGTGTCCGGCAGGTTGCGCGTGCCCAGCAGCATGGTCAGGAAATGCCGCAACACCATTTTCGGCGGTTCCTCGAAACTGGCGATGGTGATTCGTTCCCCCTCCGCCAAATGCGCGGCCAGGTGGATCGCGAAATACTTGAGCAACGTCGACTTGCCGCAACCGTCGTCTCCGTAGACCAGCGTTGTCTCTCCGAAACGGATCCGGTGCTTGAAGTCGATCGGCAACACAATGCCCGGCTCTTCCTTCTCGCCCCCGAAAAAGGCTTCCTCCACTTCCGCGCCGAAATCGAACGCCCGTTTCAAATGCTCCGGCTTGGCCGATCCCCGCGCCGCTTTCGCTTTCCATTCCTCGTGCAACCGATCCACCTCGGCCCAAAGGCCTTCGCTAATGCCGTCCCACTGATGAATGCTCGAGACAATCCGCGTGCTATCCTGCACCAGCCGGCGCGCCAAAAACTTTTCCCACACCACTCGGATGTAATCGCCGACGTGCGCCGCGCTCGGCACATTGTCCGGCAGCGCGCTGATGTATGCGCCGCCGCCCACCGCGTCGAGCTGGTCCACACTGCGCAGCGCCGACTGCACCGTGATCACGTCGATTCCCTGCCCGCGCCGTCGCAACTCCCGATACGCCCCGAAAATCGCCCGGTGCCCCAGGCTGAAGAACGCCTCCGGATCCAACCCCAGCCGCTCCTCGATTTCCGTCAGGCAACTCGGATCCAACAGCACCGATCCGAGAACACCTTGCTCCGCAGCCAGGTCATGCGGCGGCAGGCGGTCGCCGCCGGCACTTTCCGTCTTCGCGCTCTTACGTTTCCCGCTCATACGTTCCTGGCTGCTTCGGCTGCTTCCACCTCGAGCGCGGCCTCCGGCGTCATCCCTTCGTAAAACGAGTCGAGTAGGTCCGCGCTGCCGATCAACCATTCGAGCTCGCGCTCCTTGGCCAGGCGGCGCACCTCGCCGATCCACGGCTCATACTCGTGTTGCCGGATCCACGCGTTCATTTGGTCCCCATGCGATACTGCGTGTCGCACCCGGTCCCCTCGCGCTTCAACTCACCAATGCCGGCCATTTGATTCAGATATCCGCTCACGCGCCCCAGTTCGACAGGGCCCCACTCGGGATACATCCCGCTCGCCACTTCGCGCACGTCGCGCGCCTGAAACGGTTCACCACACTTTTTGTAGGCCGCGCGGATCTTGTCGCTCACGCTCCACTCGCCGGCCGTCGCGGCAGTCACAGCGGCCGATTGAATCACGTCGTTGGGGTCCTCACGTTTTGCAGGCAGCGCCGGCGTTTTGCCAGTGCAGCACCCATAGCGCGCGCAATTGTTCGGTGACCGTCCGCACTTCACGCACTTCTTCTTGCGCCGCTTCGGCGCAGTGGCCGCCACGCTAGTGGCCTTCGGTGCTTTGCGCACTTTGCGGTTGGCGACCGGCGAGCTCGCGCCTTCTTCGGCCATTGCCTCCATCAAACCGTCTACAGACGTTATCAGTCGCTGCAGTCGGTCCACCTGCGTCTGCAGTTCGTTTCGATATTCTTTCAACTCCAGTTTCATTGTGCATTTTTCTTTCTTTCGTTCTCGTTCCACGCTTCCAACATTGTCAACACCTCGTCCGGTGTCAGCGTGTCCCCGTAACTGCCGATCGCGGCCAGCAATCCCAGCGGGCCGTCGAGACGTTCCACCGCCTCGTAAATCTCCTGCATGATCTTTGTCGTGGTTGGATCCGCGCTCATTCCCGTTCTTCGATCAACTTGTTCATCTGCCCTTGAAACTTGTTCACTTCCCGGATCACCGTCAGCGCCGTCTCGAGGTGCATTGCCGGCACAAACCCGGCATCCTTGCGGTAGCGCGAGGCCTGCAGCGCGCACGTGACGAAAAACCATTCCGCCTCCGTCAACTCCACGGCCTTCAACCGCTCCGCGGCCGCGCGCACCTCGGCCTCCATCTGTTCGCCGTTAATCATCGCAGCGCCGCCAGGCAACCCGGACACCGTTCCGCCATCGGATCCACCTCGCACCCGCACAACCCGCAAGTCTTCGACCGGGCCTTGAGTTGCGCGGCCTCCCGTCGATTCAACCGTTCGCGTGCGTTCAGCCACAACTCCTCCAAGCCACGGCCCGGCCCCATGCGCAATGTCTCGAGGTGCAGCGAATCCGTGCAGACCTCTTCCTGGATCCGTTCACCGTTCCCGATCGCCCGCACCACCGTCACGTACACCATTTCTTTCACCGCTTTCCCTTCTTTGCAGCGGCGGCGGCCCGGCGTTTCAACCGGTCGATCTCCGCCGCGATGAGCGCCCCGGCCTTCACCAGATTGCGCACCGGATCCGGCGACGGCTTCCACCACTTCTTTGCCCACGGCCAGTCAAAACAAGGCTCGTCGTCCGGCGTCATCCTGTCTATGACGTGCGCCAGATAACTCCATGCCGCGCGCGCCAATCGAAACCCGCGATACTTGTCGTCGTGTTCCGCGCTCCATCCCTCCACGACGATCTGCCGCGCGCGTTCGTACTGGATGAGCTCGGCACCCGACGCGTGATCCACGCACGCACTGCACAAATTCACCGACACCCAATGACACAGTTCGCCCTCGGTCACACACCCCCGCTCGTCCGTGCATCCACACCCGCGACACTGGCGCACGCTCATTTCTTTTTCCCCTTCTTCTTCGCGGGTTTGGGTTTGGCGGCCTTCTTCTTCGGCTCGGCTTTCGGCTCCTCCTTTTCAGTGGCCGCCCTGCTAAGGGCCTTCATGTCGATCCCGAAATGTTGCACCAAACCTTTGGCCGACCGATTGAGCTCGCCGTTATACTCCACCCCCCAGTCGTCGCCGTAGCCCGTCATCGCGATGTTCTCCAACACCATGCACCGCAGAATTCCTTCGTTGGCTTTGGCGAGGTCCTTCTCGTCCATGTCCCAGGACTTCAACAGCTCGCGCAACTGCCAACGATCCCCGTCGAGTGTTAGCAGCAGCCGCAGAAAGGCAGGGTCCGTTTTGCCGGCCTGAATCTTCTGCCGGATCTGTCCCAGCGCGACCTTCCAAATCTCTGCTGTCGCCGCGGCCTTCCGTTTGCGCGCGGCCTCGCGTTCCTTGTAATTCTCGTCGCTGCCACCCTCCGCGCGCGCGGCGATTTTCATCGTGATGCCCTTATCCTTGAAGGCCTTCTCCACATCCTCGGCCTTGAAGAGCTGCACCGTGCTGCCGTGCTTGTCGAGCGCCACCACCGGTTTCACCGCGTCGCCCACGAGCTGCTTGAACGTGCGCCCCTTCTTGTCATTCGGCGCGGCGTCGCCCGGTTTCACGTAACCGCAGCCGCTTTTCAAATCGTTCCCATACCAGAAGAGCTGCTCCGATTTACTCGGCGGCACGACCTCCAGCCCCTTCTCCCGCGCGGCATCCAGCTTCTGGTTTAAGCCGGCGGTCACCTTTCGCTGGTAACATCCGGGGTCAGTGCAAACGTTTGGATTCCCCTCCAGCGCCATGTTCCCGGTCCGCTTCGGGCACTTCTCGCAGCTTGGCACCAGCGGCAGCAGGTCCTTGTCCTCTGTGTCGAACTTCGCGTGTTTCAAATCCTGCCGGTACCGTTCCGCAATCCATTCCTTGGCCCGCCGCGCCGTCATGCACTCGTTCTTGCGCAGCTCGCTGTTGTATTGGCCGCGCGTGGCAATCTCCTGGATCACCTCGGCGCGTTGCTTCTCGGCCACGGTCGGAATCAGGACCGCGATGCTGTCCGGTAGTTTGTATTTCTGCACGAGCTCCTGGCTTTTCGAGTCGAGCTTGAGCAACCGCAACAAACTGAACACATGACTACGGCTCTTCTTCACCACCTTTTCCGCGAGCTCGTCGACCGTGTAACCGAAGCGGTCCAGCGCCGTCTGGTAACCCTTGGCCTCCTCCATCGCGTTCAGGTTCTTGCGCTGCAAATTCTCCGCGAGCTGCAGCCCGAAGGCCTCCTTGTCCGACATCGCTTTGACGATCGCGGGAATCGTCTTCTGCTTGAGCAACTGAAACGCGCGCCATCGGCACTCGCCGGCCACGAGCTCGTATTCAAACTCGTTCAGCGCCTCCATCCGGATTTGCGCGGCGCGCTCGCTTATCTTCACCTCGCCCGGCCAGCTCTCCACCACTTCCTTGTTGCAGACAATCCGCCATTCCTTCGTCGTCAGGTCCGGCTCGTGCAGCGTGTACTTCGGCAATGGTC